ATGTAATTACTGCTTTAGAAAAACAATTTGAACCACATAGTTTAATTGTAAGAATTAGATAAAGCAAAGTAAATCATTGAAGGTGATTTGTCAAAAGAGGGGTTACATTGTAGCTCCTTTTTTTTTACAAAAAACTTTACACTTTATAAAAAAGTAAAAAAATAGCATTATATAAGTATGATATATTTAAGTGATGCATCATCAGCACAAACTTTTACATTTATACCTGAATCATTTGTAATAAATGCAAGATTAGAAGTAAGAGATGAAGAAACTGGTAATGTGCAAACAAACCTAGTGCCTATAACAAGACTTAGTGGTTATGCATCTATAAATGTTGCATTAACATTACAAGAAAATAAGTTTTATGAAGTTAAAGTTATATCAGTAGGTTCTAACTGGGATGATGTTACACAGTTTTGGAACTTGTTAAGTGTAAACTGGGAAGATGGAATTACAAGGTCAGGTAGTGCATGGAATTTTGCAACTAACTCTTGGAATGAAACAACAGGTAATTGGGATGCAGTTAGAGAGCCTAAAGATTTAGTTATATACAGAGACAGAATTTTCTGTACAAACCAAACAGTATCACAAGGAGCTAATGAATATTATGATGTGTTAAAAGGTGTTTATAAGAAAAGCACATCAGGAACAAATAAATATAAAGTATATAATGCATAATTATGAGTAGACAACACAGGAAACCAAAGTATGAAGGAGATATTAGAGTAGTAGAGTTAGCAGCTTATACAGCTCCTAAAATTATAGAGGACCCAAGAAAAGATTTTGTAATGTATGGTGAGGATAACAACTATTATCAATATTTAATTGATTTATATAATGGTTCTCCTACAAATCATGCATGTATAAATGGTATATCTGAGATGATATATGGTAAAGGACTAGATGCAACTGATTCAGATATGAAACCTGACCAGTATGCACAGATGATAGCATTACTAAAAAAAGATGTAATTAGAAAAGCAATATATGACTACTACTTAATGGGTGGTGCAGCTTTACAAGTTATATATGGTAAGGGGAGAAAGAAGATTGTACAAGTAGAACACATACCAGTAGAGACATTAAGAGCTGAAAAATCAGGAGAATCAGGTGAGATAGAGGCTTACTATTACTTTCATGATTGGAGTTCTTACAAGACCTCTGACAATGCAACAAGAATACCTGCCTTTGGTACATCTAAAGAGGCTAGAGAGATACTATTTATAAAACCATACAAAGCAGGATATTATTACTATAGTCCTCCTGCATATACTGGTGGTTTACAGTATGCAGAATTAGAAGGTGAGATTAGTAACTTTCATATGAATAATATAGCTCATGGTTTAAGTCCTAGTATGATAATTAATTTTAATGCAGGTATCCCTAATGAAGAAGAAAGGTCATTAATAGAAAAGAAGATAGCACAAAAGTTTAGTGGTTCTAGTAATGCAGGTAAATTTATACTGTCATTTAATGATAGTGTAGAAACACAAGCTAGTATAGAGCCAATACAGTTATCAGATGCACACCAACAGTATCAATTCTTATCTACAGAATCACAAGAAAAGATATTAGTAGCTCATAGAATAGTATCACCTATGCTTTTAGGTGTAAAAAACAATACTGGTTTAGGTAACAATGCAGATGAATTAGAGAAAGCATCTATACTAATGGACAACATGGTTATTAGACCTTTCCAAAACTTGATGATTGATGCATTTGATAAGATATTAGCTTACAATAACATTACATTAAAGCTATATTTTAAAACATTACAACCATTAGAGTTTACAGATTTAACTAATGTAGCAGATAAAGAAACTAGAGAAGAAGAAACAGGACAAAAGTTAAGTCTAAAAAAAGAGAAAAAGATATACAGAACAGATAACCATCCAAGTAACTCTGTAGCAGATGACCTAATTGCATTAGGTGAAGATGAGAATTTAGATGAATGGGATATGATTAGTGCAGAAGAAGTTGATTATGACTTAGATGATAAGCAAAATGAGATGTTAAAACTAGCATCTACAGGTTCAGCTAAACCTGATTCTAAATCTGACCAAGATAAAGGGCTATTTAAAGTAAGATATAAGTATGCTCCTGATGTAGTTAGTCCTAATACAAGAGAGTTTTGTAGAAAGATGTTAGCAGCAGGTAAGATTTACAGGAAGGAAGATATATTATCTATGGATAAGAAAGCAGTAAATGCAGGATGGGGTCCTAATGGTGCTGACACTTATAGTGTATGGTTCTATAAAGGTGGTGGTTCATGCCAACATTTTTGGATGAGACAGGTATACTTTAGAAAAAGAAATGCACAAGGTGAGTTTTTACCTAGTGATGGTATCAGTAATGATGAAACTGTAAGTGTAAATGAAGCTAGAAAAGAAGGATTTACACCTGAAAAGAATGATAACAAGGTTGCTAAGAGACCTAGAGATATGAAAAATAGAGGATTCTTAAAACCTAAGAAATTTACAACACCTAGATAGACATGGCAAAAGTATTATTTATAAATAGAAATGATTTAGTTAAGAACACTATAATAGATGGTAATGTTCAAGCAGATAAATTTATGCATTTTATAGAGATAGCACAAGAGATACATGTGCAAAACTATTTAGGTACAAAATTAACTGACAAAATAAAAACATTAATCAATACTGATGCAATATCAGGTACAGTTTATGAAACTTTATTGGTTAATCACATACAACCTATGCTTATACATTTTGCTATGGTTGATTATTTACCTTTTGCTGCTTATAGGATTAGGCAGGGAGGTATATTTAAAGGGGTTTCTGAAAATGCAGAAACAGTAGAAAAGGCAGAAGTAGATTATTTAGTTGAAAAAGAAAGAACTTTAGCTGAATATTATACAAGAAGGTTTATACAATTCATGGATTTTAACCAAAGCAGTTATCCTGAATATACATCTAACACAAATGATGATATTTACCCTGACAGAGATGAGCCTACATTTCAAGGTTGGGTGCTATAAAACATGAATATGAAAATATATAAACCTAAAGAAAAAAACATTATAAAGTTAATGAGATATATTAATAACAAATTTAAAATAAATAAAAATGGCAAGTAGTTTAACAGGAATATCTATTGCATCAAGTTATGATTCACTATTAAAGGTTGGTGATAATGATGGTTTGTCAGCAAGTTTACAGGTTATTTCAGATGGTTTAGGAACTGAAACTGGGATAAGTTTAAACAATGCAGGAGATTTAACAGCAACAGGAACAATAACTGGTAACAGTTTTGTTGGAAACCTTAGTGGTAATATCTCAGGAAACTCAACAATATCAGGAACACTTACTTTTGGTTCTTTATCAGATGGTACAATAACAATAACAGATATAAAAGATGAGGATAACATGTCCTCTAATAGTGCAACAGCATTAGCAACACAGCAATCAATAAAAGCATATGTGGATGCACAGGTAACAGCATCAGATTTAGACTTTCAAGGTGATTCAGGTGGAGCGCAATCTATAGATTTAGATACAGAAACCTTTTCTATAGTAGGTACAACAAATGAAATAACAACAACATCAGCAGGTAATGCTTTAACAATAGCATTAAATCCAAATATTAGTGGTCTTACAAGTGTAGCTGCTACAACTTTTACTGGTGCTTTAACAGGTAATGCAACTACTGCTACAACTTTAGCAACAAGTAGAAATATTGCAGGTGTAGCTTTTAATGGAAGTGCAGATATTTCATTATCAACAGACAATATTACAGAGGGGTCAAACTTGTATTATACAACAGCTAGATTTGATACAGCTTTAGCATCTAAATCTACAACAAACCTTTCTGAGGGAACCAATTTATATTTTACAAATGCAAGAGCAGATGCTAGAATTGCATTAAATACAGGAGCAAATTTAGATTTATCTAGTAAATCAACAACAGATTTAAGTGAAGGCAGCAATTTGTACTTTACTGATGAGAGAGTAGATGACAGAGTGAGTAATTTAGTAGTAGGTGGAACTGGAATAACAGCAACATATGATGATGCTGCAAATAGCCTAACAATTACTAACTCATCACCTGACCAAACAGTTGCTATTTCTGCATCAAGTGGTACTGGTTTAAGTGCATCAGGTACTTATCCAAATTTCACTATAGCAGGAACAGATGCATCTACAAGTGCAAAAGGGGTTGCTAGTTTCTCATCATCACATTTTAGTGTAAGTAGTGGAGCTGTAAGTATTGCAGCAGATTCTATAGATGATACACTAATAGACTTTGGAACAGGTACAAATCAAGTAAACACAGATGACTTACCTGAAGGTAGTACAAATAAATATCTAACAAATGAAAGAATAGATGACCAAGTTGCTAGTTTAATTGTTGGTGGTAGTGGTATTAGTGCTACTTATGATGATGCAGCAGGAACTTTAACATTAGCTAATACAGCAAGTGGTATTGGTTTATCAGACTTTAGTGTTACTGATGCAGGTGGAGATGGTTCATTAAGTTATAATAATTCTAATGGAGTATTTACTTATACAGGACCTAGCCAATCAGAAGTACAAGCACATATAACTAAATCCTATGTTGATGGATTAGGTATTGCAGCTACAAGTGCAACTACAGCAGCAGGTTTAACTGGTACACCTAACATTAGTGTTGGTACTATTGGAGCATCAGGTACAATTACTGGTAATTTAACAGGTGATGTTACTGGAGATGTTACAGGTAATGTAACTGGAAACTTAACTGGTAATGTTACAGGTAACACAAGTGGTTCATCAGGTTCAACTACAGGTAATGCAGCAACAGCTACAGCACTTGCAACAGCAAGAAATATATCAGGAGTTTCATTTGATGGTACTGCTGACATAACTTTGAACACATCAGCAATAACAGAGAACACAAATCTTTATTATACTGATTCTAGAGTACAGGCAGTAAGTATCAACAATGTAGTAGAAGATACAACTCCACAATTAGGAGGTAATTTAGATGCTCAATCTTATAACATAACAACAACTGGTAAAATCTTATATGCTAATATGTATGCATCAGAAGGTGATTTACCAAGTGCATCTACTTATCATGGTATGTTTGCACATGTACATGGAACAGGTAAAGGATATTTTGCACATGCAGGTAACTGGATTAAGTTAATTGATGAGACTAACTCAACAACAGATAACTTAACACAAGGCTCTACTAATTTGTATAACCAAGTACATACTGGAGAGGTTACTGGGGGTACTGCTTTGACTATTGCAAATAATGCTGTAACAACAGTTAAAATACTTGATGCAAATGTAACAACTGCTAAAATAGCTGACAACAATATTACAACAGCTAAAATATTAGATGATAACATTACAACTGCAAAAGTTTTAGATGCTAATATAACTACAGCTAAGATTGCTGATGATGCAATTACAACAGCTAAGATATTGGATGCAAATGTAACCACAGCAAAACTTGCAGATGATTCTGTAACTGCTGCTAAAGTAGCAAGTGATTTAAGAGCAGTACAATATATTGGTCTTGATTCTACAGACTACATGCAGTTTACTGATAATACTCAAATTGACATGTATGTTAATGGTAACAATCAATTTAGACTAGAAGCAGATGGGGATGGTCATTTTGAGGGGGATGTGATTGCATACTCTACAACAATAGCATCTGATGAAAGATTAAAAGAAAATGTAAAGGTTATTGAGAATCCATTAGATAAGTTAGACCAGTTAAGAGGTGTAACATTTGACTGGATAGGCAGAGAAGATAAAAGGTCAGGTGGTGTTATAGCACAAGAGCTAGAAAAGGTAATGCCTGAACTTGTAAAAGAAGTTGATAGCCTTAAAAATGAGGACAGCTTTAAAGCAGTAGATTATAATGGTCTTATTGGATTATTAATTGAAGCTGTTAAAGAATTAAGTGATAAATGTAATAATTGTAATAAATAAATAGATATGGCTTTAAAAGGAAATTTAACTTTATACTCAACAGTTGAAGATACAGAAAACTCTTACCAAGAGGAAGTAACAAGACCTGATGGTGAGGTTGAAACTATAACAGTTGTACCATTAAAAGAAGTAGCAGGTGATGTTTATGAAAATGTTTATGTAGTTATTACTATGTCAGCTATTCATTGTAATGACCATAATAGATTATATATGGATTTTGATGAAAATGGTAATGAGTTAGGTTTAAAACCTAATGGTCAAGAAAGAGGTGAAACAAAAATGGGGTACTATATTACATTTAGATATAATATATATAACTCTGTAGAGGATAGACAGGATTTATATTTGGAACCTACACTAGTAGTAACAGAAAATGAATTAATAAATATTGAAGATTTAAATTTAGATGGTAAAAATTTAATTCAATATTGCTATGATTTTTTAAAAAGTAAAAAAGGATTTGAAGAATTAATAAATGATTAAGACATGGCAGTACCAAGTTCAGGACAATTAAGATTAAGAGCAGATATAGCACTAGAAGTAGATGGCTCAGCTACAGGAGATAATGTATCATTAGGTACACTTTCCAATACTGCTGAATTTACAGAACCAGATAAGATGTCAGATTTTTATGGATATGTAGCTGCTGAGGAGGCAACATTTAGTAGTATTACTTTCTCTAATGTATATGATACATCAATGAGAGCTACAGTAACAATAACAAATCCAAGTGAGTTACATCTTGATTTTGGTTTTTATTTTGGTACAAGCACAAATATGACATCAAATACAAAATATACAGTAAATGATAACACAGCATCTTCAATAAATTTTTATAGAGATATGACTGGATTGTCAGCATCAACAACTTATTATTGTTGGACATGGTGTACATATAGAGGTGGTGAATTTTCTGAAAGTAGTTCTAGTATGAGTACACAAGCTACTGGTATTTCATATACATATAGTAGAAGTAATGGTGGAAGTAGTCAAGAAATTGAAGTTGTAGCATTACAAGCAACAGGAAGTTCTAGTGCAGGTTATCAAGTGCAATATAATCATCCATATTATGGTTGGACAACAGACAATAGTGCAGGTGCATCTGCATATGCTCCTGATGCAAATGGAGCGCAGTCAAGTGTTTTTTGGCAATGTAAAGTGCCTTATAGGTCAGGTGTAAGTACATCCTGTAGGTTAAGAAATTATTGGAGTGGTATTAAGTATGTTACATTTGAAGCTAGGATTGCCTTCCCAGGGAGTGGTCCAACAAGTAATTATACTAGACAAGTAACAAGTTTGACTACAGGTGGAAGTCCATTTGGTGCTGATGAACTACCAAGTACAAATGGGTATTTTTCTACAGGTATGAAAAGATTTTATGGTACTTATAATAGTTATGCTTCTTCTAGTTTTGAAAAATATAGATACTTTAATTCTTAAAATAATATAAATATTAAATAACCATAAAAAAAAATACAAAAATGTCAGATGATTTAGATAAAATAAAAGGAAAAAAATTAAATATAACTGTAGAAAATTTAGTTACTATAGGGTTTGTCATAGTTAGTATAACTGGACTTTGGTATTCTTTACAGGATGACATAAATCAAGCTAAGCTTTTGCCTGAACCTGAAGTATCAAGGACAGAATATGATTTAAAAGACCAGTTAATTAGAGAAACTATAATATCTACACAAGAAAAAGTTGAGGAGAATAGTGATAAGTTAGATAAAATTGATGAGAAGTTATTTGAGATAATTAAAAAAGATTAAAAATGAGAGTATTAATATTAGCTTTATTGTTTTCTGCTTTTAGTTATGGACAAGACATTAGCATAGTCCATTTTAATTATGAGTGGAATAGTGGTAGAGCATATAAAGGTTTAGATAGACTTAGAAATGTTAAAGTGCAATATGCATATATAGAGCAACAATCAGATGCAATAAGAAAAAGCATTAAGTCTGTTCCTACAATAGTTATTTATAAAGATGGCAAACCTATAGAGGTTATAGAGGGAGGACTAAAAATGAAGATTGAAATGACTTTAGAAGAATTACAAGAAGTAATAAATAAATATAGAGAAACAAAAAGAAAATCAACATAATATGGTAAGAATTTTAACATGGTTAATTGATAAAGTAAAAACATTTAACAACAAAGTAGCAACTGCATGGAATAAGTGGTTGAAGAAAATAAAAATGTAAGTAAATGAAATTAAGTAAGAATTTATCTTTAGCAGAAGTAGTAAGAAGTGAAACAGCAAAGAGGTTAGATATAGATAATAGTCCTACAAAAGAACACATTGAAAACTTAAAGACAATAGCAGAGAAAGTTTTTCAACCAATAAGAGACCATTTTAGCTGTCCTATACATGTTTCTAGTGGTTATAGAGGTGAAGCATTAAATAGAGCTATTAGAGGAGCTAAAACTAGCCTTCACATGACTGGACAAGCTCTTGATATTGATATGGATTTCACTAGTGTATCAAATACAGATATATTTAACTATATAAAAGATAACCTAGAGTTTGATACATTGATATGGGAGTTTAGTAATGAAGATGGTACACCTAAGTGGGTGCATGTAAGTTACAGAGAAGGTAAGAATAGAAACCAAATATTAGAGGCATACAAAGAGCCTGTAAATAATTTGACAAAATACAAGATGTATGAGCCAAGAAAAGAAAAAAAGGAAACCCCTAAGAGAGACAAAGGTAGGACAACTACTAGCAAAGTCAGGTCTGATAAATAACTTACTTGATGTTGTACCTGATAAAGGTGTTTTAGGCTTAGTTAAGAATATAATACAGAAAGATAATACTTTACCTCCAGTAGATAAAGACCAAGCATTAAAACTTTTAGAGATGGATATGGCAGAGATGGAGGCAGTAACTAGAAGGTGGGAGGCAGATGCCAAGTCAGGAAGTTTTTTAAGTTCTAATGTAAGACCTATGGCATTAATATTCTTAACTCTAGTTTATTCTACAGGTTTCTTTTTAAAATATGATTTGTCAATCTTAAATCAGTTGTTAATGCTCACCTATGGAGCTTATTTTGGAGGCAGGTCTTTTGAAAAAACAAGAAAGTAATGGAAAGAATAAAATGCCAATGTGGTAAAACAAAAGATAGAGGAGGATATTGTGATGGTTCACATAATAGACCTAAGCATATATTTGATATGAACAACCTTCCTTTTCCCTACCTATAATATAAGTATTAATATCATACAAGTATTATAAATATTATAATATAGTTATAATATATTACAGAATATAATATAGTAAATATAGTATATTATAAAGTTTTTTACATTTTATTTGGTTATTTGTAAATAACTTGTTATATTTACAGTATAATTATAAAATAAACAACATGAAAAACATAATAAATTACATACTTTCAGTTTTAGGTATTAAAACACAAAACACAAACAACAATTTTTACATTAACAATGATGGATATTTTGTTGGTAATACTAAATTAAGAACAATATCAGATACTTATATAAGAGATTTATTTAACATTAATTATGCATATGGACATGATTGTGCATGTATAATTTGTGGTAAAGATACTGATGATAATTATTCAGGTAAAATGTTACACAATTTTATAGGACATGCTGAATTTTTACACCCTGTAGATGATAAATTATTCATTAATGCTGACAATTATGATATTGATTGTGGTGAAATAAATTTAGATAGTCTGACTTATAATGATTTAGGTGAGCATGAGGTTTGTTCTAAATGTGTAAGTAAAATGAAAGCATCTAATCTAGATGAATATTTAGTCTAAAAAATTTCTTTTCATTATAGAAAGAGAAACCCTGACTTTTTAGTTGGGGTTTTTTTTATAACTTTATTATATGGCAAGAAAAGTTAAAAGAAAAACATTAGTAAGAAAGTTAGATAAAATCTTTTCACAATACATAAGAGAAAGAGATACTAACAGTAAGGGTTATGGTAAGTGTTGTACATCAGGTAAAACTATTCATAAGAGTAATGGACATGCAGGTCATTTTATAAGCAGAAGATTCATGTGTACTAGATGGGATGAGGAGAATGTTCATCTACAATCAGCTTATGATAATACATTTTTAGCAGGTAGACAATATGAGTATGCATTATTTATAAATAAAAAATATCATGCAGACAAAGCTACTGAACTACTAATAAAGTCAAGGGAGACCTGTAAGTTTTCTATAGATGAATTACAGGATATGATAGAATATTATAAAACTTTATTGGAAAAATTATAATATATAATAATAATTATTGTATATTAGCTGTAGAAAAATAATTTAACTACAATGGTATATAGAAAAAAAGGTGAAGAACCTACTGCAAAAGACAGTATGATAGAGGACCAAAAAAACAGGTTCAATCAACTGTATGAACTTTATAAAAACTTACACACAGATTATAAAGAAACTTTAAGGGAGAAAACAAGTCTCCAATTAAAAGTCTCAGCACTTGAAGGAAAAATTGAAGCATTAGAAAAAGTCTACAATGAATGGCAAAAAAAAAATAATGCTTTAAATAAAAACATTAACTTTAATAAAACATATGATGGCATCCACAAATATTAAAAAGAGTACAATAGAATATATAGAAGGGGATAAAGGCACATACAATAATAATGAGCATACTTTTCTTAAATATAGACTGCATTTAAAAAATGGTGATAAGCCTGATTTTTTAGCTAAGTCTAAAAAAACAATAGACAACTTTAAAATAGGAGATGAGATTTCATATTCATTTAAAGATAATAAAAGCAATAATGCTAAATTAGAAACTGAGTTTAATAAACCTAATATAAAACAAATGGCAAATAATAATCAAACAGCTAACAATGCTGTTATGTCTCAACAAGAATCTATAGCTAGGTCTGTTGGGTGGAATAATGTAGCTGCAATAATACTTAGTCCTGAGTTTCAAAAACACTCTGATTTATCAGAAGTAGAATTTGATGACAAACAAAGAGTAAAAGGCAAAGTGTTTTCAAATAGACAAATGTTTATGCTACAACAATGTGCTAGTGCAGCAGATATAATATTTAAACAACTAATAACTAAACCTGAATAATTATGGCAAAACCTGATTTTGTACAAGGAGTGTATCTAGATGAATCACCAAAAGATTTTGTGGTGGTTAAGATGAGGATGCACATAGATAGATTCAAAGAACATTTAAACAATCCTGATGTACAGGATGTAGTAAAAAAGAACAATGGCTACTTGTCAATGGATGTTCTTAGAAGTAAGAATGGTAAACTTTACATACCACATAGTGATTTCTCACCTGAGAAAAAAGTAACAACAGTAGAACACAACCCTGATAGAAACTTAGGCTATGGGGATGATGACCCATTTACAGATTAAAAGATGATACTAGACATTAAATCCCAACTTGATTTAATCCACAAAATAAGAAATGGAACTATCAAGGAGGGGTTGGCTCTAGGCATTAAATCATTTGATACATATTTTAGATTTAAAGAAGAATTTGGAGTATTCTTAGGACATAGTAATGTAGGTAAAACTCATTTCTGTTTCTACTTAATGTTTCTCTATAGCTTAAAGCATGGATTAAGATGGCTATGTTATAGTAGTGAGAATGAAGTTTACAGTAATATAAAAAGAATAATAGAGTTTAAGTGTGGTCTACCCATTAACAAGATTGATGAGGAGGAGTTACTTGAAGCAAGTAAATGGGTGGATTCACATTTTAAATTTATAGCAATAGATGATATACAGACCTATAAGTCTTTACTAGATTTAGGAGCAGAAATAAAAAAGGGATGGGATTACAATGGATTCCTAATTGACCCTTACAACTCTCTTGCTAAAGATAGAGAACTATATAGAAGTGTAGGTGGTCATGAATATGACTATACAGTTTGTAGTGAGTTTAGATTGTTTTGCCATAAACATAAAGTAGCACTATGGCTAACTACTCATGCAGTAACAGAGGCTCTTAGAAAAGTACATCCTGCTCAACATGAATATGCAGGTTATCCTGTATGCCCTAAATTTAGTGATTGTGAAGGAGGTGGCAAATTCTCAAATAGACCTAACTTTTTTTGCTCAATTCATAGGATGGTCCAACATCCATTGGACTGGATGATTACAGAGATGCATGTTTTAAAAATTAAAGATACTTCAACTGGCGGCATGCCCACCAGTTTTTTAAGCCCAATCAGGATGAGGTCAGTAATAAATAATGTTGGTTATAGTCTAGAGGGAGAGAACATGAAAGAGTTGATAGATGAATATACTAGAGAAAGCAGCAAAGAAACATAAGATATGGGTAAACATATGCAAGTCATTTGGATTGGACCAAGCAACAGCAGAGGATTTAGTTCAGGAGTTATATATAAAAATTCATTATCTTACAGAAAAGGGAACAGATATTAGTTATGGTGATGATGATGTTAATTACTATTATATATTCAAGACATTGTACACAATGTTCTTACAACTTAAAAAGAAAAGAAATAGAATATCATTTGTTAGTGAGGAGATATTGGCAAACATTGAAGATGGAGAACAGGTTGAATTTGCAAGAGTTGAAAAGAAGTTTAATGAAGAATTTTCTAAACTACATTGGTATGACCAAAAGGTATTTGAAATAATAGCATCAGGTACAAAAATATCTGAGCTTAGTAGAAAGACAACAATTACATATATAAGTTTATACAATACCTATAGAAATGTAAAGAAGTTGTTGAAGAAAAAGGTAGGATTATGAAACTGGAAAAAGGAATAAAAAGATTTTTTAAGAATGGATATAAAATGGCAGCAGGACATAAAACAAAGAAACCAATGAAGCTAGGAGACTTTGTAGAAAAAGTAATAAGAATAATAACCTTTGGTTATGGTAAAACTATAGCTAAATCTGTAGCTAAGTTATTTGGCTATGAAGATTGTGGGTGTGATAAAAGACAGGATAAGTTAAACAAATATATAATTACAAAAGATGGCATTAAGAAGTTATAAGAGTTTGCTAAGGCAACAAATGGAACAGGAGGACTACATAGATTTTACTGGATTTAAAACATCTATGAGTAAAGGATTTACTGATGATGATTTAAAAATTGTTTATAGATTACATGCAAAGTATTTTGAACATAAATATACTGAACCTTGTGGGTGTGGAGGAGTTAAGAAGATGGACACAATTAATGTGTGGATAGGAGATTTAGAAAAAATTTATGACAATGGGGTTCAAACCAAGAAGTTATCAGAATAAAGGTAATTGGAAAAAAGGAGAGTTATCAGAAAAAAAGTTTAAAGACTTTATGGACAAAATAGGAATAGGAGCTACAAAGACATCAACACATATAGATAAGAACTACCATGTAGATTTTATAATTGGTAAGATAACTCCTGTAGATTTAAAGGGTGATAAAAAAACTGATGCTGTATGGTTAGAGAAAAGAAATGTGTGGGGTGGTAAAGGTTCACTATATGGCTTTGCAAAATATATGGTTATTGAGTATCTTGATATAAATAGTTATGTGTTCTATGATAGACTAGGATTAGTTAAATACATTAAAAGATTCAAAGATGTATGTGTTAATAAATCAGACTATCATTGTTTATATACTAGGGATGGCAATAAAGATGTAATAATAAAAGTTAGAGAATCAGATATAAGAGATTATGAAAAGTACAGATTTCAATATTAGTGTTCCTACAAAGGACATAGACAGAGAGTTAGTCAGCAAGAAACTAGACAACCTAAAAGATATGCAGTATCTAACAAATGCTGAGATAGCTAATAATATTTTATTAGAGTATCAGAAAAAGAATCCTACTAATGAAAAGCTAGAGACATTAATTAATGCTGTAGTGCAAATACATTTTTATGTAACAGAGCTGCAAAATGATAGACATCTTTTGATGTTAAGTATAGATGAATATAGAACAGATAAATTAAGAGCTATTGAAAGAGCTAGAAAAGCTGAATCCAAACTGGAGACCAAAGAAGATTGAACTAGGAGTAGAATTAGAATTTGAAACTGATACAATTTACAAAGGTGCAGAGATAGATATTGAGAATCTTATAATAGACCAACTCAATCTTATATGGATGGATTTTGAAGCAATACCTAACATGTATGAAGAAGTCCTTGTTACATTTCAGAACATGGAATTGTTAGCTAGAATAATAGGTAAGTTTTATCATGTACACAATAAGACATTATATATAACAGTAACACTTAAACTACAAGAATGAAAATAACACTATTAGATGGAACAGAATGGGAAAAAGAAGATATAATAGAGAAGTCATATGATGATGACTTTTACTATGGATATTTAGGTAAAGCAGCTTTTTCTAGTACAACAATCAAACACTTACTATCATCACCTAAAACATACAAACATATATTAGAGTATGGTCAATCTGATGCACAAGCATTAAGAGATGGGTGGCTTATGCACACTTGTGTGCTAGAGAATCATGTTTTTAATGAGCAAATTTTTATAGATGTGCAATCAAAGAATACAAAGAAATATAAAGATGCTGTCAAAGAACATGGCAGGGTTTTTACAATGAAAGAGAAAAATGATGCAGAAAGATTAGCAGATGCATTACTAAGAAATGAAATGGTATTAGAGAAACTAAGTGGAAGTAGATTTGAGGTTCCTGAAATAGGCACAATAAATTGTGATGGTGTTGAGTTCCCTTTTAGAGCTAAAGCAGATATTTTAAAGGCTAATGAAATGTATGATTTAAAAAGCACAAGTGCATTACAAGGATGGAAGTATTCAGCAGAGAAATTCTCTTATGATGTCCAATGCTTTCTGTACTGTGAGCTGTTTTCTATAGAGCCTGAGAATATGGGATTTATTGTAATTGATAAAGGAAGTTTAGATATAGGATATGCACAATGTACAGAGGAATTTCATTTAAAGGGTGGATTAAAAGTAAAGAGAGCATTAGAAACTTATCAGGAATGGTTTATGCAGGATGCAGATTTAGACCAGTATTATATAAACATAGAACTATGAAACATTACATACCAAAAGCAGATTTAAGACATCATTACAGAACAACTAAAGCTGATATAGCTTTTCAAAAAAGACTATTGAGATATATAGTTTGGGGATTACCAATATTTACATTTTGGTCTATTATGGGAATTAACTTTTTATTTTGGGTGTTTAGATAATGAACAGAAAAGATTATCCAGTATGGACAGGTGTAATAAATTACTTTCCTGATGCTCTTATGGAAATATCAAGAGTGAGCAAGATTGGAAATGAACAACATCACAAAGGCAAACCTTTACATTGGGATAAGAGTAAAAGTATGGACCATCTAGATGCATTAACTAGACATCTAATACAAGCAAAGGAAGATGATGATGATGGAGTATCTCATCTAGCTAAAGTAGCATGGAGAGCATTAGCAGCTTTGCAAACTAAAATAGACAATGAGCAGAAATGAAATATTAGCATATCAAGAAGGTTATAGAATGAC